GCTTTTATGCCTGCTTCTTCTAACTGCATTGTAGTTACTTTGCTTTCATCTACAATCATAAATTCGTATGTAGCTTTTAATGTTCTCTCTTCATAAGAAGGTGAGATAAGCATTTTGTTAGAAAGTAATATTAAATACTTTAACATGTCTAAAGGAATGTTAAGATTTAATGTTGTGCCTTCTTTAGTTAAAACTACTCGTCCTCTACGATCTACTCTCCAGAAATTATCTTCCTGTTTAACAGTAGGGTTTAAGTTTACTCCTAATTCTTTTTCAAAGAACTCTTTTTGTGTCATCCCATTTGGATAACTTTCCATGTACTTTTGGATCTTAACCCTTTTTTGGTCATCCAAAATTATTTTTACACCTCCTCCACTAACTTCACTGTTAAGTGGAACTTGGTAACTTCTTTTTGCCTTATTTAACAAAAACGGATCTTTTGATCTTTCTTGTCCTTGTACTAATAAGTTACTCCATTTACCCGATGATTCTACAGGTTTTACTGACACTATTCTGTCTTGTAAAAATGACCCGTAAACCACTTTTTCTTTTGTTGCTGTCTCCATTTTATTTGCTGTCTTAATTAATTCTCTTTATTAAAATGTTCCCTGGGGCTTTCACCTCCCAGGGAAACATTCTATTTTTTATTAGCGAGATACGTTCAAACGTAAGTCAACTACTTTAGTAGGATCTTCGATCATCATACCTCCCCATTTTTGGAAATGTACTTCATAACCGTCTACACGAGAAGCTACCATTTTAGGTGAACCTTTTCCTGCAGGAGAGAATGGATCTCTCATACCTGGGATATACGCCCAATTGTAATCAGGAACTCCTTTAGGTTTAACTCGGTAAATACCTGCAGTATCACCATAATCCAAAGCAAGGATTCTGTGAGATTCTACAATACCTTTTCCATCAGGATGTCTTTGTGGGAAGTACACGTCATCATCAAAGAAATCAAGGATTTCAACCATAATAACAACACCGTTGTACCACTCATAAACATTCCACTGTGGCTCCATTGCTCCTTTAGTGTTTTTACCACCAAGGTTTCCTGGATCTGTATCTTTAAACAAGAATTTGTCAGAGATTACAGTAAATTTACCTGTACCTGTTTTAGCTTGGATTTGCTTAGAGATTTCAATAGCACCAAATTCCCCAGTTAACAAGTGAATAACACGCTTACCTCTTTCAATCTTACCAACACCCATGTCAAGTAATAACTCAAGATGCCAATCTAAATCATAAGAGTTGTAGTAATGCACGTTAGATGGAGCGATTTGATCAAAGAAACCTGCACCTGACTCAACAGCATATTTAGTCTTGTCATCTTTGTTCAAGTACTTGTGATCAGAAGTCCAGTTTTTCTTACCATACATCAACATTCTTGCGAACATTTCTTCACACTGATGGTGAGCAACTAAATCTTGGTAGTTAATCCAGATAGACTCAGTTTGTCCTTTGTAAGCAAAACCAAACTCTAATGGTTCGTTTTTACCTTTGTTGATTGTGTTACCTGCTACTTCATACTCCATTCTTAATGTAGAAGGGCGGTTTTCCATTCTCCAAGGAGAAGTGAAATACGGCTTCGCACCTTGATAAGAAAGTGTAGAAGGAGACAAAGAATAAAACTTAGACCAACGAGTACCAATAGCAAGTTCTTCAGAAGGAACTGATTTATTAGGATTGTCAGTAACTAATTCTACTTCAACTTTGTAACGAGATCCAGCATCCATCGCTTTCTTAACAAGTAGATGATAATCATCAACTTCTCCACGAAGTACGTTAGTTTCCTCAAATAGAGGCTCGTCAAAGATTAAGTAAAATCTTTCACCGTTTGCTCCTATGTTTGCAGGAAAAGTACCTGCAGAAATAGTAAGACCGTTGATTGTTTCTGCGTCTACTAGTGGCAAGTTTTTGTCATGTTGACCTTGTAGCAACCAGTTATAGAATCCATTTTCTTGTTCTACTTCTTTAACAGGAAAACGATCTACGAATTCACGCAGCTTACCTTGAAGATTAGTTTTGTAGATTTGTTTAATCACGTTGCTAATCAACTGAGGCTTTTGCTGGTACAAAGAGTGGAAATGGTTATCAGTAACCAAACCATTGTAATCTTTAGCTTCATACCTTTGTAATGGGAGTAATTGAGCCATTTGTTGTTTTTATTTTAATTGTTAGACGAATATATTATTTTACTTTTTTGTTGCTTTTTCTAGAAGGCTTAATATTCCTTCTGTTCTTTGAGAAGTTTCAACAGATGTATTTCTGCCGACTCCTCTTTGTTCTTCTGTAGCAATAATTTTATCAAGTTCATTTATTGCTGCAGTTTTAGCTACGTTCTTTAATTTAGAAATATCAGGTTTAAATTTACCTTCTTTATCTAGATTAAATAATCCTAAAGTGTCATAGTAGTTTATTAACATTTCAAACTCTACAGGATTTCTAGCTTGTTTGTACATTAAAGAGTTATATTCTTTTCCTGTCTTATTGTCTTTATATACAGGAGTTACTATGTTACTCTTTAATTTGTCTTTTGAGATTTTATTGAGATTTAAACCATCAATAAAATGATCTCTAGTGTCGATGTTAGATAATAGACTTTCAAAAGCTTTTGTTTGCTGTTCTATAGCAGCTTTTGTTTGTAACTCTTTTTGATATCTAGATTGTTGAACAATATTCTCAGACATTGCTTTTAATTCTGGAACAGCTTTAAGAGCTTTATCTTGTAGTTTATTAATAGATACTGCATCTTCAATAGCTTCTAATGCTTCTTGATCAGAAAAGTTTTTAGCTTTTAACTGTTCAAAATAAATTTGCTTTTGAAGATTTTCGTCTCCTTTAATAGCATCTACACTTACATTTTCAAAGAACTCTAATCTTTGAGCCATTAGAATTGCATAATCTGTTTCATCAAAAGCATCTTCTATTTCTAGAAACTTTTTCTTTTCAGGAGACAAACTGCGTTTCCAATTTTCCTCTTTATTTTTAAAATGTGTTTCAACAGTTTTATTAAGTAAGCTTTTTATAGTATCAAAGTTTCCAGGTAATTGATCTAGCTCTGCTTCTTCAGCAGTAATTACGCCTTCTTTGACAAGCTCTTTTAATAAAGCTTTGTAAACTGTTTCACTTCTGTTCTCGTTAGAATCAGTAGTTGCTTGTTTTACGTAAGTTTCCTTACTTTCTCTTGTAGTTGCATCATCTCCAGTTTCTGCTTCTACAGGTTTTAACACAAATCCTTCAGATTCTCCTGCTGAAATATTTGCATTTTCAGAATCTCCTTCTTCAGCTTGCACTGCAGAATTTAATTCTTCTGGCGACATTATTTGAAGTCCATCAAATAACTCTTCATTGTTATCACTCATATTTGCTGTCTTTATTTGGTTACAATATTAAAATTATTTTAATAATTAGTTTTTAAAATTTTTATTGTTTTACTATAGTGCTATAGCTTTATTTAGAAGATTTTTCTTTTGGTTTACTATTTATGTTTGCTCTTAGTAAATCTTCTTTAGCTTTATTAGCTCTTACAGTTTCTGCAAGTTTTGCATCTGCTATGCGTACTTGTTCTCGTTTGTAATTTTCGTCAACATCTGTACGTCTAAGATCTAAGTAATCGTCAATGCCGTTTTTGTCTGTATCGACTCTAACTTTTCTAAGATTTTCTTCATTGATTCTGTCGTTTTCCATTACAAACTTATTTACGTCCATTAGGTTTTTGTCTACTTGCGCAGCATTGTTTAAACCTGCTATTTGTAAGTTAGCTTGAATTTTTTCTCTATCTACTGCAATGTTGTCTTCATGCTTTTTCATTTCAAACATTTGTTTAGCTTGCTCTTGTTGCATAGCCATTTGTGCTTGTTGTTGTTGAGCCTGAAGTTGTTTTTCTTGCATTGCTTGATTTTCTTCTTTGATTTTTCTAGCAGAATCTTCAAGTCTTCTAGCAATTTCTTGTACAGATTCAGATTGAGAAATAGCTATTAAATCTCCGATAGTAGCTTGGCCATTTTGGATAGCTGCTTGAGATAATGCTCTAAGGTCGTTATATAACTGAGTATCATTAGTAGCATTAGACACATGGATGTCATATTCTGATAATACGAACTCATCAAACTTAGATACTATTTGTTGTCCTAGGTCGTCTAATAAATACTGTCCTTTTTTAGGATTACGTTTGTATGCGTATTTACAACACTCTAAGAATTTAGTAAGAACTCTTTTTCTAAAGTTAGCGTCAATTGCAAACCACTTTTCTGTGATGTTAGAAGTCTGTGTTATTTGCACTTCTACACTACCGTTAGTTTGGCGATTAGAAATTTCTCCTTCTCGCGCTCCTGATACGCCTGCTAGTTTACCTAAAGTATTTTCTATATCTAATAATAAATTAGTATACATACCAATAGCTGTAGGGTCGCCTATATTTACTTGAGTAGCAGTAAGAGTATTAAATGCGCCCGCAGATTTTCCTTGCGACGGGCCTTTTAATATTTCATTAGTAGGATCTAACCAAGCAAACTTGTTAATGGTCACATAACGCATCCACTCTTTTGGATCCCAACCTGAAGGAACTAGTGAAGAGTTAATTGCTGTAAATGATCCTTTATATGTAGCTATTTCAAGTTCTCTTTTGTAATATGCAATGTCATAAGAATAAGCCAACGGCTTCATAACGTCCATCAGGGATTGTACCTTATAATCATTAGTTGAATTAACAGAGCCAACATATGGAGGAGTTCCTTTAGATTTGTTTACTAAAGATTTACTTGCATATGGTACAGGGCGCATAACTGTATAAATATGGTCAGCTATTTTTGTACCTTCCATCCATTCATTTACCCATATCCATCTTACTGTTTCTCCTAATTCTTTTTTAGGCTTGTAATCTTCAGGAACCCAATCTTTTTGTTCGTTTCCGTCTTCGTCAAAATATGTAAGCTCACCTATTTTTCTTCTAGATCTCCAACATACTTTAAGTACTCTAACATTTCCATAGGTATCAAATGCACCTGCAAATGTTCTAGTACCCATTTCGTTAGGATGGAATATACTTAATGCTCCTTGTTCACCATAGTAGTCATAT